CAATCCATTTTTTAGCATCATTAATATCACCCTGTGTTGCAGATATTGTTTCTAATTCGCGTTCACGTGATGTAAGCATATCTTGAATTAGTCTCTCCATGTCGCCACCAAGCGGTTTATCTTCTTATTGTCAGCAAAAGACACTTCTTTCGGCTTTTTAGGTTGCAAAAGCTCATTCATATTCGTTTGCTGTTCTTGAATCTTAGTATTGAATTCTTCTGCACGTTTTTTATGTACATCCTCAACACGCATGTCTTCGGCACGATACACTACCTCTAATTTTTTCTGACTTGATTTGACATCTGACGTAGAAGTAGAAATCGAATTAATTTTATTTAACAAAATGGGTATTACATCCTTGTTCATACTCACCATGTCCTGTTTTATAGAAGACGAATTACTATTTTGATTATAATTATTTAAAACCTTGTCAAATGTGGCTCGTATATCGTCAAATCTATTGTTCGGGATATTTTGAAATACATCACTTTCCTGCAATACACTCCATAATAGAGATTTATTTTCATTTCCAAGAAAATCCATTGTATAATAAATAATAACCAATATTGTTTAATATTTATTTTGCAAAATGAATTACCAATTATAGTTGATGCGACGGATTAAAGTAAATTTCTCTAAAACGTTCCATTTCTTTGTCTGGAATACGTTCGCTCATTTTTTTTTCCGGATGAATATCTTTAAGAGATTGAATAATAAAATACAAACTATACATACCACACTCTGTATTTGATCTCTGATGGCGCGTTTTATTGTCCAATCGCGCCATTTCAATACCTTGTTCTTTAGATTGATCAATGATCCGATCTATCAATTGATTCACTTCCTTGGGGGCAGGATCTCCCACACTATCAAAAAAATATACATATCCACGTTTCGTATTTATAAAAAGTGAAATCCAATGTGAACCCGACTTGTAATGAGGATCAGTATTAAATATTATACCGATTTTATTACATCCTTTGTATAGATGAGCCTTTAAATCAAAGTTGCACAGCTCATCCCACACACATTTCGTTTTGCTTTGCTTTTTATCGAAATCAATGGGACTTGGGCCTAAAAATTGAAAACATGGATATGCGTGCTCATATTGACGCATTACATTTTCTATATCAGTACTATTTAGCCACTCGTTGGGATTTGTTCGCCATGCTTGTGGAGACTCTGGTGCGAACGTATAATTTAATAAATCACTATCCCCCGTGTCGGACACAAATTGCTGCTTCAACCAACATTGCTCCGTATTGCATGTTCCACTCATATTTTTTCGCAGTTCGTGCCATATTTTTTGCGAGTCATGGGTTTTTATTTTTGCATCAGGGTGGCGAGCATTCCAATAATTGCGCAATTTCATCAATTTCTTATTGGAATAACACGTTGAACTATTCGGATTATTCGCGTCTGGTGCACAATGTGATTTTTTCATTGTGTTTTTATGTTTTTTTATCTTGGATATTGTCTTTTGGTTTCGGCGACTCTTCATATTTATTACCTATATTTTTCTTTTTCGGAACATCCTTGTTTCTCAATTCTTTACTTTTCAATCGGACCTTAATCTTTTGTGGTGGAGGGCGAGGCGGTTTTTTATTTACATGAGTATTTTTTATAACATAATTGTCTAAAGTACACGACTTGATATTATTGTTGTTTTGAAAAGCCAATTGATCTCGCTCTATATTCTCTGCACTATTCGAATCTTCTAATGGTATATCGAGAGAATCTTCAAAACTAACTGATTTATCCATATTCATATTCATTTTTGTATTGCCTAATTCTTTTTGTATAATAGATGTTCTATCTTCTTGTTTCAAGTATTCAATGGCAGCTTTGTTAAACTTCTCAAACGCAAGTATTACTGACTTATTTTTTATTTCATCTTTTTTGAATAAATTCTTATACAATAAATATAGTCTTTTTTTATAAAATCTCTCTTCGGCGTAGTATACCAATGAGTCGTCTGATGATTTATCCTGAGAAATTACATGTTCATTATATATTTTGTTCGACATATAATTCATTGTTAGCTTATCAATAGTATTCATTAAAATGATAAATTATAAAAATATTCACAATTTATCATATTAAATTAAACGTTTAAATAAATTCATAGAGGAGTTCAATAAATTATTGGATTTATGAGATTCTTTACTACATTTATAATCTTGTAAATAAGTATCTACAATTTCTAAACTCCCCTCTACCCATCCTTGATTAAATGAAATATCATTGTTTAAGTAAACAATTTTTTTACTATCAAATGGATGAAATAATTCAACTTGTGTCTTTGTTAAATCTCTATTAGTATTATACGTCGTTTTATTCCTTGCATTCCAAAAAGCGGCACCATTATTCCAATACATATAAGATATTTTCTTAGCTTGAGGAATTGATTCAATACTAATATCGAATGATTGTGATAATAAATAATATATATTATTTAAAGCCGTGTCATATTTTTCCTCAGCTTTTACAAATGTTATTTGCTCTTTTGATGGAAGCATATTTAACCAGTAATTTGCATTGGTATTTATGGCATATATCATCAATGTATAATTATCAGGATCATCATTATATACCCATACTTGATTCAATTTATTTGAACATTTATTTCTGCCCTTTTTAATATCGAATTTTTCTGATTTTAAAAAAGGGTTTGGAAATGTAAGAAATATTTTCAATAATGGGAGTTTAATTAAATTACTATTAAGATCGCTTATAAACGTAGTTGGCATATTTACGACATTTTGAATATCATTATAAGCTACACATAAAAACAATTGTTTTGTTTTATATTTTTTCATATTATTATTTGATTCTACGTTTAATGATATAGGGTGTCCGTTTTCGTTAAAGCTTGTTAATTTGCTATTTAATAAAATATCTACATTTGGATTTGTGTTTTTCATTTTTTGAATGCAGTTTTTTGCTAATAAATTATATCCTCCATCCATAAATTTTTGTTCACATGTAGCTGTACCACCTAAAGCTAAATTTTCAATAATACCAATTGCATCACACAATGATATTTCAAAAAAGTTATCATAGTTTACGACAGCTTGATATGCTAGAAACTCTTCCATATTTAATCCATCAGGTTTTAAGAGCGTACTTTGTACATCTGAATTTGCTAAAAATTCATTTGCAAATAATTCTCTTCTACCTTTTTCTGTACGTAATGCATAATCAAGATCAGTAAACCCTTGATCCTCTAATAGTTTTAATATAATTTCATTTACTTTCCCAAATAAAGCAACTGTAGTGTCATCAAAATATGTTTCTGTAAAACTTAATTCATCATTGGGCATTGTTTTGCTTCGCAATTGAATTATATTACTATCTACATTTTCAGGAAATTCAGATGATTCTACATTTAATTCTTTTGCTAATGCTGTAACTTTTGGCTGTATACACGGAAAATGACGCATACCACCCAATTCGCATTTCACATTATTATCATTACGTGGACCATCTATAGATAATAAGCGACCTCCTATATAATTTTTTTTCTCAATAAATAAGAATTTTTTATTAGGACATAACATGTTTAATTTGTATCCTAAATATGCTCCTGTAATACCACAACCTATAATAGCATAGTCATATACTTCTTCCATTATATTATATTGTGATATGATATATTGTATTGTATACTAAATTTATTATTCATCATTTAATTGTGTACGTGTAGAGTTTTGAAAAAGCTGCTTTCCTACATCTTCTTTATTGGGGTTAAAGGGTTCGAATTGAGTACTCTCGAAAAGACCGGGAAAGGGCTGATTCATAGGCTTACTGGACACTTCCACTTTATACAAGTCGCTATTAGACGAAGGTATATAAACTCCTTGATCGCCTCGTTGAAGTGAAAAAAATTGATTACGTAATACTGATTCTGTGTGAATATTCGATGCAAAACCTGTCCACGGAGCTTGCGCTGTTCCAGGGTTAAATGTTGTATCTACGCTAAAGCTTTGGCAATTATTCGCAGGAACTGTTGCTACCTTGCGTTGATCTAAAATCGGCATAGTAGCATATTTCGTAGAAGTGGGGCGAATGCTATACTGTGGCGGTAATGGGGCAGAAGGGATATTTCTATTGGATATACGTGTATTTAAATCTTGAACACGATGATCATCTTGTCGACAACAACCATCTATTACTCCGTACATATTAGTATATACATAGGTTATATTAATTATTTCAATATAACATATATAAAATGAAAACCGTGTTAATATATAATGTGTGGAATATTTTCGTTCATAAAAAAAACGTCGCAGTTTTCTATTCCGAATGATTTAGTACAGCAATTATTATATGGGTGGGATTGTGGCAAAGGGCGAGGTCCGGAAAATTCTATTATGAAATATTATGACTATGGGATGTTGGGATTTCACAGATTGGCAATTAATGGTCTGGACGACATTTCCAACCAGCCATTGGAAAAGGACGATTGTGTATTAATATGTAATGGAGAGATTTACAATTATAAGGAACTTTATGCACAATTGGATGTTGTTCCTAAAACTCATTCTGACTGCGAAGTTATTATTGATATGTATAATAAATATGGTATTGACTATACGTTGCAAAACTTGGACGGCGTATTCGCCTTTATTTTATTCGATACTAAAAAACAGAAAATTATAGCAGCGCGAGATCCTTTTGGTGTCAGACCCATGTATTATTGTAGTAATAAGGATGGGCATTGTTTCGCGTCGGAATTTAAACAACTCTCTTTTTTGATTGACGATGAGCATGATTATGCGTCTGATTATGGGCAATTCGAACCAGGAACATATAGTTGTTTTGACGTAGATGAAGAAGGGATTATTAACTTGACTCGGAAAAATAAAAAATATGCCGAATTCCAATTTCAAGCGAATTATAATTTTGTACCGGATTCCGCTTTAGACGTAGACGTCCCAATGAATATACATTATTATCAGACATATCATAACTTGTGTGCGGCTGTTAGAAAACGTGTTGAAAATACCGATCGACCAATTGCTTGTTTACTTTCAGGTGGATTGGATAGCAGTCTTATTGCTGCATTGGTTAAGAAATTCTTGCCATCTGATATCGTTTTGGAAACATATAGTATTGGAATGTCCGGTGCATCGGATTTTAAATATGCACAAATGGTTGCTGACCATATTGGCTCTAAGCATACAGAAGTTGTTGTTAGTGAAGAAGAGTTTTTTAATGCTATACCAAAGGTCATTCAATCTATTTCCAGTTATGATACGACAACTGTACGAGCAAGTGTAGGAAATTATCTAATTGGAAAATATATTTCTAAACATTCCAAAGCAAAGGTCATCTTTAATGGCGACGGATCCGACGAACTAACTGGTGGATATATGTATTTTCACTATTGCCCGGATTCCATGACATTCGATTATGAATGTAAGCGACTACTTTCCAATATTCATCATTTTGATGGGTTGCGTTCAGATCGTTGTATTTCATCGCATGGATTAGAATCACGTACCCCATTTTTGGACCGTTCATTCGTACATGCATACCTGACGATTCCTGTAAATATTCGCAACCATAATATAGCCGGTTGTCAGGAAAAATATTTATTGAGAAGAAGCATTGAGATTTACGATACTACATTGCTTCCTCAAGAAATTCTGTGGAGGAAAAAGGAGGCTTTTAGCGATGGTGTAAGTTCGGAAAATAATTCTTGGCACAATATTATTCAATCACGTGTTGCGGGCGATTCTACCGAACCTATGGATGACAATGTGGATGAAGTCAAAGACAATGCACCTATTACATTGGAACAAAAATACTATAGACGTATTTTCGAAAAATATTATTATGGGTATGGGAGCATTATACCTTATTTTTGGATGCCGAAATTCTGTGATGCGATAGACGCAAGTGCTCGGACCCTGGGAGTGTACCAAAATACAAGTATTTAATACTTGGTTGGGTCGAATTTTACAAAATCATATATATATCTATAATATATCTATAATATATCTATACTATATATGATTTCTTATTTTAAAAAACATCATGAAAAAATATTTATCTATGGGTTATACGCATCGTATACTTTATATGCACTGATACTTTTAGGTATTTCAACATCTGCGCCGAAATATTTAAAAGAACTTCAAGGATTTCTTAAATTATATGTATCCTTATTTTTAATATGGAGATTTAATCCTTATCGGACAGCACAAATGACACCATTTGATAAGCGTGTAGTGTTTTCATCGGCAATGTTTTTATTAACAACAACAACTATCACTCAATTAGTTCTATCCTTTATAACACCGATAAAGGGGGATGTGCATAATATTTTCTCTACTTTCGGAGAAGCAATTATAAGCGCATAAGCAAATATAAGCGCATAAGCAATTATAAGCGCATAAGCAATTATAAGCGCATAAGCAAATATAAGCGCATAAGCAAATATAAGCGCATAAGCAATTATTGTCGTTTCTTCCTTTTCTGCGTTTTATTATGATTTTTGTTATTATCGTCCTTTTGGCGAAGTGTCCTACTCGAAACATCCGAAAAAAACTCTTTCAAATGTTTCATAATTGCCATACTTACAACACTTTCGGCATCATACTCGTCTGGATTTTTCGTTTCAATATTAATGTTATACCTATTTATACTATCCATCATACGTGAAGTGAATTGTTCTTTGGTAAATGAATCGTCTAATTCGTGCTTAAATGCAGGCCAAAAACGATTAATCATATCAGTCCATTCTAAATGATATATGTATGGAAACAAGTTGACGTAATATACATTTTTATCTTCCATTCCCATATGTGGCTGATCGTCTAAAAAAAATACTTGTGTATTCCTTGGGAGTTTCGTGCAATTTATAAAATCGCCGATATTTTTGTCATGCGACGTTCTACCGAGTTCAACTTGACGTCCGTTTACCTTAAATGCTGCAATAATATTATCGAATAACTTGTAATCTATTTTGCTGTCAAGATAATCCTTTATTTGTACAGTCCATTCGCGAGGTCCTTGATTATTTGTATAAATAATAACTTTAGAGCATATTTTCGTGCGCTTCGAGGTTTTCAAGTATTTTAGTATATTTAGGATTCCGGGTCTCAAAAATTCTGGATATAAATCCATAATCTTGTTGAAATTTTTTTGATAATACCTGTTATCGTCTAAAACTATATTAAGACTGCTACACAATACACCCAAACTACTGAAGAACCCCAATGTTTCGTCCAAATCGAATACAACCACGTGCTGTCTCATTGTCTATAAAAAACATAGATTATTTTTTTATATAATACAATATAAATTAGGTTTTGCTCTATGAAGATTACAAAAACGGATTATATGAAGGTTTTGAAATATTATAAAATAGACATGCCACCAACTGCTACATATAAGATAGTTCAAGAAGTCGCGGAAGACATTTTAGCAACTAAATTATGTCGCTGTATAAAAAAAATCAATCCCTCTGAAAAAAAGGACTCGAAAACAGTAGCCATTTGTACGAATAATGTATTGAAAAAAAAAGGGTTATCAACGAGCAAGTTTACTTGCAAGAAGGGTGCTCGTTTTTCAAAATCGTTAAATAAAACTCGCAGGGATTTAACGTTGCAATCAAGGTCCTTAGCACAATCAAGATCAAGGTAATAACCAGGGGGCAATGTAATATGCCACAAAACTTATAATAATTATATAGAGAGATTTATATA